ATCCTCTTTCTTTAAATGAACTTAAAGCTGAACATTGGGAAACATCTGACATATTATTTTTCCAAGCATTTCTTAAACATTTAAAAAAGGAAGATTGGTTATGAGTAATTTCTATCAAGACTTAGTCAAGTATTTTAAAGAAACTCCAAGAGAGAAGGTGCTTGAAGATTGGGCAAAAAGTGAATCATTAGATAATATTGGACCAAGCATGGATGATTTTATCCAATCACTTAAACAACCGAAACAATGAGCAAAGAATTTGATGAATTTATGGATGGTGTTAAGAACATTGACCTAAATAAAATGGAACAAAAACTTGATGATGCATTATCAAATGAAACACCTGAAAAATTAATTGGATGGATGTGGAAGGATATTGAAAAAGAAGATTCAATGAACTTTATTTGCCAAGACCCAGATTGTCCTCATTGCATTGAAGAAATAAATCAGATGCGAGATGATGATTTGTTTGATGATGAAGAAGTTACCTCAACAGCAATTGACTTCGCCAAATGGTTGGCAAAGGACTGGATGTCAACATGGGTTAACGATAAGTGGATGTGGGAACATACGGATGGATATAAACCAGATAGTTACAAGCATCACGGAGAATATTATACGGAAGAAGAATTATTTGAAATATATAAAACAGATAAAGATGACACCAAAAGAAAAGGCTGACCAATTAGTAAATGTTTATTACAATAGCATAATGTCATTTCTAACTAATAATATGAAGTTAGAAAATGCTAAGAAATGTGCTTTGATAGCGGTAGACCAAATTATACTTGAACAATGTAAAAGTAGCGAATTGAAAGATGCTAGATATCAAGACGAAAGACTTAATTACTGGAATGAGGTTAAACAAGAAATAAAAAATATATGACACTAGGAGAATTTATTAAAAACTTTAGCCACAACAATATTGTTAGACTACACTACAAAATCAAAGGTGGAAACCAATGCGTATTGGAAGATTGGAATGATGTCTCAATGGACCACGAGATTTTAAAAGGTAAAGGTAAAAACCGGCACTACATTAACAATGAGGTATTGGGACTAACAACTATACATTTCCAACCTGGACATAATCATTATCCTGAAGCCCTTAACATTGTGATTGAGGAACTTGAGAACCAACCAATGATTGAAGAAACAATAAACGAAACTGAATTTTATACTGAAAGCAGTGAATAAAGAAATTGAAATAACACCAGTACCCGAAGTGGTTGCTGACACAAGACGAGTTTGTGAGATACGATTTGATTGTATGGTAACAATGCATGATGTTGCATATAGAACATATAAGGGAATGTGGGGACAGGAGAAACAATCCAAAACACCTCAATGGTTTAAAGCCAATCATATTCTAACATTGGAAATGGTTAAACATGCTGACCCATATGAATTGGGAATGAGAATTAAAGAAATGTTTCATCAATTAGAAAAAACAATAGAAAGTTATGAGTAAAGAAGAACTGATAGGGAAAAGATTTATAGATATTATGACTAAATTAGAAGATTTAGGAGTATTCTATGGTAAAAACTATGATGGTGAATACCACGAAAAATATCCACATTCTTCATACTGGTTTCGGTTAGATATGGACCAACATAGGGGTGGATTTGAAACCCAAATAATGTGTGATGATTGTTCTTTTGGTATTGAGGTAGGTGATGGTGATAATGCGATAGAACAATTATTAAGCGTTTTAGAAAAATCATATGATAAGATTGTGGACGAACTAAACTCTAAACAATAGAAAGTTATGAATCTGGCAGATAAATATTATATCCAAAACATTCAAAAAATTATGTCGGATGGTTCTTGGGATGAAAATCCTAGACCAAAATATTCTGACGGAGTACCGGCTCATTCAAAATTTATCACAGGAGTTTTTGAAGAGTATGACATCTCAAAAGGAGAGTTTCCGATTCCAACTATAAGAAACACCGCAATTAAAACAGGGATAAAAGAAATATTTTGGATATATCAAGAACAATCCTCGTCATTGGATGTTGCTCGTGAGATGGGAATTAATTGGTGGGATGAGTGGGACATTGGTGATGGAACGATAGGACAACGATATGGAAGAACTATTGCCAAATATCAATTGATGGATAAGTTATTAAGTGGTTTATTAAAAGACCCATTTAGTCGTAGACACATCATTAATATGTACCAGTATTCGGATTTACAGGAAACAGAAGGACTTCATCCTTGTGCTTATGAAGTTATGTTCTCTGTAAGGAAGGGCGATGACGGATTAATACTTGATATGACATTGATTCAGCGTTCGTCAGATTTTATTACCGCTGGTTATATTAACAAAATACAATACACGGCACTCTTAATGATGGTTGCCGAACATTGTAACTATAAAGTCGGTAAGTTTTGTCATTTAGTTCAGAACCTACACATATATGATAGACATTTTGATGCGGTTACAGAGCTCTTAAATAAAGAACCATTAAGCACCCAACCAAAATTAATCCTGAAAGAGAATAAGAATTTTTATCATTATACCATAGATGATTTTGAAATTGTCGGAACCGAAGGTATTACCAAAATAAATTCAAAATTAGAGTTAGCGATATAGTTTTTTCAAATTTGATAGATATTTATATGGTAAGGAGGTAATACCATATGATTATTTATAAGACAACGAATTTGATTAATCAAAAATTCTATGTGGGTAAAGATACTCACAATAATCCTAACTATTATGGTTCAGGAAAAAGGTTAAAACTCGCCATTCAAAAATACGGGTTGGAGAATTTCAAAAAAGAAATAATTGAAGTTTGTGATAGTATAGAAAAATTAAATGAGAGAGAAAAATTTTGGATTAGAGAATTAAACGCGATTAGTGAAGGTTATAATATTTCTTTGGGTGGTGACGGTGGAGATACAATCTCAAATAATCCAAGAAAATATGAGATTGCTAAAATCCATAGTCAAAAAATGAAAATGGAAAAATTTAACAAAAAAAAAGGGACAAAAGTTGTTAAATTAAAAAAAAGAGATGACCCTAATTGGGTTAATCCGAAAAAAGGTAAAGTTAGTCCTTTAAAAGGAAAACCAACAGGTAAAAAAGGAATACTCAATCCGACACATTCTGAATGGATGAAAAAAAATAATCCATTTAAGGGTAAAACACACACAAATGAGGTAAAAGAGATATTAAGTAAAATTAATTCAAAACCAAAAAGTGAAGAGCATAAAAGAAAAATATCTGAAACCTTAAAAGGTAACAAACCTGGTAATATGAGGAAAGTTATTGTGGATGGTATTGAGTATGAAAGTTTAAGTTACGCCGCAAGACAAATAGGGATACCAACATCTACAATGAAAAATAGATTAAAATCACCAAAGTTTGACAATTACAGATATAAGGTTTAATTTTATCCACTATGATGGAAGATGACCTGTGGTGTAATTATTCTGACCTACCAAGTGTAATGAGTTACGAACAACCAAAAAAGAAATATCCCGACAATGTTGTATGGAGTGAAGAGCGTGGTTATTATGCTCATCTTCTTCCATATGCAACAAACATCGGAGCACCAGTCATATCACCTGACAATGTATCAACTTGGAAGAATGAGAAGATTTTAAAAACCAATCATTACTTCAACAAAAAATACGAGGAGATAAAAGAACAATATGAAAAACTACTTCAGGAATTTGAGTGGAATAGTATTGTCTATAATGCAACATATAATTTTCAACCAGTTATTGGACAAGAATATTATTTGTATCGTAGAAAAAGTGGAGAATATTTCTTATCATTAATCAAACCAACCGAGTGGAGACAAGAACACATTGGAACATTTGAATTGGACTCAGATAATAAGTGGAAAAAAATATGATGGAAGATTTAAAACATAAGTGGGAACAAATTGACGAGGACGATTATGTTGCCAAGTATCGTGATATGATGCTCCGAGTTGAAAAGATGGAGGAGCAACAATGGTGGTGGGCGGTTTATAGAGGAAAAGAAGAACTATGTCCCGAGAAACCATTCGCAAGAAAAAAAGATTATGCGATGAAAATGGCAGAGGAATGTGCCGAAGAAAATATTGAACCTTATGTATCAGATGATTTTCAGATTGGACCAGATGGCGCATATGAACATACAGATGATATGGAAGATTGGGATAGTACATTAATGGATGGACTTGACGATGAAGAATTTAATGATGAAAATAAGTAATACAATGGAAAATAATACTGGAACAGTTAATTATGTTGACAAACAAGAGTCAATTAAAAGAATTGAATTAATTACGGAAAGATTTAGAAAAGGAAGAATGAACACGGATGATTATATCATTCAAGTTAATCAGAGCCTTCAAAAACTCGCATCCAAAAGAGATTATATTAATTATCTGATGAACATCGGTCAGTTTAATAACTAAAATGGAATTAATAACAACATACATTTGTAAGAAAGGTGACGAGGGTGTTCACGGAAATATGTTCGGAGGTTTAATACTCGGACTTATTGATGATGCCGCGGCTTCATATGCCTCACAAATCTGTGACACCCAAAAAATTGTAACACTTAAAATTGACGAGTTGTTATTTAAAAAAGCGGTGAAGGTTGGAAACATATTAAAAGTTTATGGTGAAGTTGTTTCATTCGGTAACACCTCTGTTACACTTTATATTGAAGTTAGAAAACACAATGTTTATACAGGTGAGCAAGATATTGTAACCCAAACAAAAATTGTGTTTGTTAGAATTGATGAAGACGGGAAACCCAGACCGATTCATCAGCATGTTAAAGAAAGATACTGGGATAGAAGAGAAAAATTTGGAAAGGGTCTCCTAACCCCTGAAGAAAAATTTAGAATTGGCTCAGAAGTTTAAGAATATTATTATTTTAATAATACTCACACTATGTGGGATAATCTCCATTGCCCAATGTCCGAACGCAAATTTTGAATTTGGTACCTTTACAAATTGGACTGGTAGGAGAGGAACTTGTTGTCCGATTAACTTACCACTTGCGGGAATATTCCCTGGCAGACAAACAATTGTAAGCGCAGGACTTGACCCCAATACTTGTGGTGGATTAAATACGGTTTATGAAGGTAACTTTTCGGCAAGATTAGGTAACAACCAAAACAACGCAAGGGCTGAAGGATTATATTATACATTTACAGTAAGTCCCGCAACTACTTTGATACAATACGCTTATGCGGTTGTATTACAAGACCCAGGACATAGTGATGGTGACCAACCAAGGTTTCAATCAAGGGTACGACTTGCCAATGGTACTGTTATACCTTGTACGGAATATGTTGTAACAGCAGGGCCGAACCTACCAGGGTTTAATTATTGTACAATACCTGGTAACCCAACTCCTGTTGCTTATAGTGATTGGAGAGTAATTTCTTTGGACTTATCAGGTTATATAGGTCAGAGTGTTACTTTGGAATTTGAAACAGGTGATTGTGATTTGGGAGCTCACTATGGTTATGCTTACATCGATGCCATATCTTGTGGTCCGATTGAAACGAAAGTTTATTACTGTCAAGCGAGTGACTCAACATTAATTGAGGGACCTGAAGGTTTCGCAACATATTCTTGGAGTCCGACAGGAGACACCGAAAGAGTAATAACTATACCATCAAATGTTTATACCAATTTAACATTAACCGTAACCACAGTAACAGGATGTGTTTTAGACCTTCAAATAGTTCTTGACCCAATACCGTTGTTATCGAGTATTCAATGCGAAGATATATGTTTCCCAAATGTTAATAATTTCATAAATTTAACACCACCAATTCAGGGTTATGAAACCACATATTTATGGGACTTTGATGACGGGCAAACTTCAAATTTATATTCTCCATCACATACCTATATTTCTTCCGGTGTTTATAATGTGACGATGACCGCTCATGTTGTGGGGACAAACTGTACGGATTATGCGAATTGTGAAGTTGAAGTTTTTGATATCCCCGTAATTCCCGGTATTATAAGTCACGATTAGTATTTTGGTAGATATTTATAGGTAATAAAGCCTAACTGCTATTTACTATGAAAAAAATTCTACTTTTGTTATCATTTCTATTACCGATAACACTTTTCGCTCAATTTACCACTATTAATCCTGATACAGTTTGTATAAACTCACCCTTTGCTACTTATCAGGTACCAAATACTCCAACCTCTACTTCTGTATGGTCGGTTGCAGCTCCTGGTGTTTTAACCGCAGGTCAAGGAACAAACGAGATTACAGTTGATTGGTCGGCAGCACCTGCTGGTGGTCCTATTGTTGACGCCATTAGTGTTTATGCTACAACTCCGGCGGGTTGTGATGGACCTCCGATTACAATGAATGTTTTTATTTTGGAAATATTACCAATTGTTTTACCACTTGATTTTTGTGAGGGTGACCCTTGCGAAGATTTGGTTGCAACACCTGCTGGTGGAGTATTCACAGGGCCAAATATTGTTAACGGTCAATACTGCCCACAAACCGCGGGAACTGAAACGGTGACTTACACCATAACTGAGGCGGGATGTACATTTACTGCGACAGCTGATATGACCGTATACCCGATTCCTGTTTTAGACAATATTTCGCATGACTAAAAATGAAAAACATAAAAACAATTC